GTTGAGCAAGCACTCGAAAGAGCAGCAGAAGCACAACTGTTCGAACTGAACGATGAACTGACTAGAGCAAACTTCAGAAATATCGTTGAGCCTTATCTGAGAGATGTTGAGGCAAAGAGAGGATTGTATGGATTCCTGGTTGTTTGCGATAGTTCAAATAACACTCCAGATGTTATTGATAATAATGAATTCAGAGCAGACATCTTCCTGAAACCAACTAAGTCGATCAACTACGTTACTCTTACATTTGTTGCCACGAGAACTGGTGTCTCATTTGAAGAAGTCGTTGGTAGAGTTTAATTTCATTATCTAAATAACAAAAGGAGGACTTAAACGATGGCATCAACAAGAGAAAACAAAACGATCTCTCAGTTTAAATCAGCACTGATCGGGGGCGGAGCCCGCCCCAATCTATTTGAGGTTGAGTTAGCAAACCTTCCAGCTGGCGTCCAAGGCGCTGCTTGGGATGCAAACAACTTCAGATTTATGTGTAAGGCAGCTGCTCTGCCTGCTCAAAACATCGCATCAATCGATGTTCCTTTCCGTGGAAGAATCTTCAAGGTTGCTGGAGACAGAACAATTGATACTTGGACTGTAACCGTAATCAACGATGAAGGATTTGTCCTCAGAAATGCATTTGAGCAGTGGGCTGATTTAATTGCTAGACTTGATAATAACCTGGGAGCAACTGATCCATCAGCATATATGGTAAACGCAACTGTTTTCCAACTGGGCAGAGGTTCAACTCCAAGCAGCACCACCAATGCAGGTAGTGCCAATGCTGTTCTGAAAGAGTATCAATTTATTGACATTTTCCCAACAAATGTTTCTCAAATTGATCTCTCCTATGATACCGGAGATACGATTGAAGAATTCACTGTTGAATTCCAAGTTCAATCCTTCTCTGCTACCGGAGCAGGCGGAGTTAACGGTTAATAAATAGTCTAAAAGTAAACAATAAATTATGGCAAAATTATTTGGGTTCTCAATAGAGGACACTGAGCCACTATCACCCAATGCGGTTTCCCCCGTTCCTCCTAATGACGAGGACGGGGTTGACCACTATATGAGTAGTGGTTTTTTTGGATCTTATGTTGACTTAGAAGGAGTATATCGAACAGAGTTCGAACTCATCAAAAGATATCGTGAGATGGCACTTCAACCGGAAGTTGATAGTGCCATTGAAGATATCGTAAACGAAGCAATTGTATCGGATCAAAACGACGTTCCTGTTCAAATTGATCTCGACAATTTAAATGCGAGCGATGGGATCAAGAAAAAGATTCGCTCAGAATTTAAATATATCTTAGATTTATTGGACTTTGATAAAAAGAGCCACGAAATTTATAGAAACTGGTACATTGATGGGCGTATTTACTACCACAAAATCATTGACCTAAAGAATCCCCACGAAGGAATTAAGGAACTTCGTTATATTGACGCAATGAAAATGCGTTATATCAGACAAGAAAAGAAAAAACCAGAAGATAAATTCAGAGCAATTAATGTTCTTAAGACTGATAATCCTATGGATTATGAGTTTCCAGAGATTGAAGAGTATTTTATTTACAACCCAAGATCAATTTATCCCTCCGCAAGTCCAACGCAAACTGGGGCAAGTCAAGGAATTAAGATTGCAAAAGATTCAATTACTTATTGCACCTCTGGTCTTGTAGATAGAAACAAGGGCAATACTCTTTCTTATCTTCACAAAGCAATCAAAGCTCTCAATCAACTGAGAATGATTGAGGACTCTCTTGTTATTTACAGATTGTCCCGTGCTCCAGAACGTCGTATCTTCTATATTGATGTTGGCAATTTGCCAAAGATCAAGGCAGAACAATATCTGCGCGATGTAATGATGCGTTATCGCAACAAACTTGTTTATGATGCAAACACTGGTGAAATTCGTGATGACAAAAAATACATGGCTATGCTTGAGGACTTCTGGCTTCCCAGAAGAGAGGGAGGACGCGGAACTGAAATTTCTACTCTTCCTGGAGGCCAAAACCTGGGAGAAATCACAGATATTGAGTACTTTAAGAAAAAACTTTACAGGTCCCTTAATGTTCCGCCGAGCAGAATGGACGGAGAGGGTGGATTTAATTTGGGTAGATCTTCTGAAATTCTGAGAGACGAACTCAAGTTTACCAAGTTTGTTGGACGTTTGAGAAAGAGATTCTCAAATATGTTCAATGATATGCTCAAGACTCAACTGATTCTCAAGAATGTCATTACCCCAGAAGATTGGGAAAAAATGAATCAGCATATTCAATATGATTTCCTCTATGACAATCACTTCTCAGAACTGAAAGATAGTGAGCTTATGAATGAGAGACTGAATATGGTTGCAACTGCAGAACCATATGTCGGTAAATATTTCTCTCAGGATTATGTTCGTCGCAGAATTCTCCGTCAGACTGACGAGGAAATTCTTGAACAAGATGCATTGATTAAGAAAGAAATCAAAAATGGTATAATCCCAGATCCAACTCAAATGGCAATTGACCCAGCAACGGGTCAACCCATTCCTGGGGCTGGTGGAGATTTGGGTCAACCAGTAATGGAACCCGATCTTGAATCTCAGGGGTCATCAACCAAGGCACCAGAAATCCCCAATGGTGGGGAAATATAAATATAAAAGATTATATTGATTCTAATTATGGACGACCTTATCGACTTAATCGCAGCTGACGAATCTCCTTCACAGGTGAGCGACAAAATT